GATACCTTACAAAAGTTTGGAACTGCATTTCAAAGTAAAACAATTCGTGCTTTGATTGATGATAAAAAGTTCTTGGACAGAACGCATGATATCATTGAAACTGAGTATTGGGAAAGTGAAGCACACAAATGGATTGTTGATGAGATTTTAACTCATCACAGAAAATACAAAAAGACTGCAACATTAGATGTATTTAAAATTAAGTGCGATGATGTAGGAATTGATTCATTAAAAGCCGCAATTGTAGATCAACTAAGAAATATATTTACACAAGTTGATTTAAATGATACTGAGTTTGTTAAAAACGAATTTTTAGACTTTTGCAAAAATCAAAAGTTAAAAAATGCTATTATGCAAAGTGTTGACTTTCTTAAGGGTGGACAATACGAGTCAATTAAAAGAATAGTTGATGATGCATTAAAAGCAGGAACTGAACGAGACATGGGTCACGACTACGCACGTGATATTGAACTTAGAATGTCAGAAACTGCACGTGATACTGTGGCCACCGGATGGGAAGTAATTGATGATTTAACAAACGGAGGTTTGGGACCAGGAGAACTCGGTGTTATTATTAGTAGTGCAGGTGGAGGAAAAAGTTGGTGCTTGGCATCACTTGGTAAATCTGCAATGAAACTTGGTAAAAATGTTTTGCATTATACAATGGAACTTAACGAGTGTTATGTAGGACTTCGTTATGATAGTTGTTTTACAGGTATTCCGTTTCAAGATATTATTGAACACGAAGAAACTGTAAAAAATGTTGTAGCAAACATCAAAGGAAAACTTCTTATTAAAGAATATCCAACAAAAAGTGTAGGAGTTTCTACAATTCTTGCACACGCAAATTTAGCAAATACAATGGGGTATCCTGTTGATATGGTCGTGATTGATTATGCAGATATTTTATCTCCTGGTAATCACGGAAATAATGCCAACAGTTATGTTGAGCAAGGAGGAATTTATGAGGATCTCCGAGGCCTTGCGGGCGAACTCGGAGTACCTGTGTGGACTGCATCACAAGCAAGTCGTTCATCGTTGGAAGATAATATTATTGAAGCACAAAAAGTTGCAGATAGTTATCGGAAAATAATGACGGCAGATTTCGTGATAAGTTTATCTAGAAAAGCAGCTGACAAAGTCAGTAACACAGGTAGATTTCATGTCATTAAAAATCGGTTTGGACCCGATGGTTTGACATTTCCAAGTAGAGTTGACACGTCTTCGGGTGTTATTGAAATATATGATGAAAAAAGTACAAAGGGTGCGGAAATAATGGTGGAAATGAATGATTCTGATAATGGTGCAAAGAATCTTCTTAAATCCAAGTACGACCAAATGAACAACAAAAAATCATATAATAACGAAGATGTGTCGGATATTGGGTAAAAAATTCTGTATATATAGTATGTATTTTTACGATGAATTTCGTGAATGCATTTATATAATTAAATTATAATGTTAATATAAAATTCTAACAAAAAGGTTACAAGTGAAAGTAAAAAAACGCAACGGAAGATTAGAAAATTTCAATGTTGATAAAATCAACGAATGTGCCGAACGAGCATCAAAGAATCTTGCTAATGTAAGTGCAAGTGAAGTGCTTATTGATGCAAAAATCAAATTGTACGATAAAGTTACAACAACTGAAATAGACAAATCACTTATTATGAGTGCGAGGTCTAAAATTGAATTTGAACCCAATTATGCTTATATGGCTGCAAGAATGCTTCTTAATACAATTTATAAAGAAGTATTCGGTGAAGGAGTAGATAGTGATGCGTTTGAACTTCAGTATCGTAAAAGTTTTATTACTAATATGCGTAGATTAGTCCGAGAAGAAATTCTCAATGAAGAACTTCTTGAAAGTTTTGATTTACGTGAATTGAGTGCTAAATTGAATATTGAACGAGAAAAGGACTGGAAGTATCTTGGTATTCAAACAATTTATGACCGTTATCTTTTGCATATAGAAGGCCGCAGAATGGAAACTCCACAAGCAATGTGGATGCGTATCGCAATGGGATTGGCATTAAACGAAAAACCCGAAGACCGACAAGAATATGCTTTGAAGTTTTATGAAACATTGAGTCAGTTTGACGTAGTAAGTTCCACACCAACTTTGTTCAATAGTGGAACAACTCATAGTCAACTTAGTAGTTGCTATTTAAATACCTTTGATGATTCTATTGATGGAATTTTTGATGGCATTTGGCAAGAAGCAAGAAAAAGCAAATTCGCAGGTGGTCTTGGTTTTGACATCTCAAACTTTCGTGCAAGAGGTAGTTATATCAAAGGAACAAACGGAATCAATCAAGGACCTGTATACTTTTGGAAACTTTACAATGATATGCTCGTTGCAGTAAACCAAGGTGGAAAACGGAAAGGTGCAGGATGTGCATATCTTGAAACATGGCATTCTGATATTGAAGACTTTTTGGCACTACGAAAAACCGTAGGTGATGACAGAATGCGTTGTCACGATATGAATACTGCAAATTGGATTCCTGATTTGTTTATGAAACAAGTTGAAGCAGATGGTCCATGGTATTTATTTAGTCCAAATGAAGTTCCTGAATTACATGAAATCTTTGGTGAAGAATTTGAAACAAAGTATTGGGAATATGTTAAAAAAGGTCAAGACGGAGAATTAAATGTTTTTCGTGAACTCAAAGCAAAAGACCTTTGGAAGAAAATGTTGAAAAGTATTTTTGAAACAGGTCATCCGTGGGTAACCTTCAAAGACCCAAGTAATATTCGGTATAGCAATCAGCACGTAGGAACGGTGCATAGTAGTAATTTGTGTACAGAGATTCTTCTTCATACCAAACCCACTATTCACGCAGATGATGGCACACGCACCGTTAAAGAATACGGAGAAACTGCAACTTGCAATTTAGCAAGCATCAATTTGAAACGACACGTAGGTGTAGATAAAAATGGTGAAAAATTTATTGATTATGATAAATTAGAAAAAAGCACCAAAATGGCAATGCGTATGTTAGATAATGTTATTGATCTAAATTATTATCCAACCGAAGAAGCACGTAAAAGTAATATGACTCATCGTCCTGTTGGATTAGGAACAATGGGTTGGCATGATATGTTTTATGAGTTTAGTGTCAACTACGGAAGTGATGATGCAATTCGTATTAGTGATGAAATTTATGAAAACATTTCTTATTTCGCAATTGAATCTTCGTCTGATATGGCAGTAGAAAAAGAAACTTACGAATCATACACAGGAAGTCTTTGGAGCAAAGGAACATTTCCGATTGATACTTGGAAAGAGGTTATGAAACTTCGTGGAAATTCTGACGAAGTGAATCTTAGAAAAAATTGGGACAAACTTAAAAAGAAAGTTGCCAAACAAGGAATGCGTAATTCCAATACAATGGCAATTGCTCCAACTGCAACAATTAGTTACATTGCAGGATGCTCACAGAGTATTGAACCAAACTTTGGAGTTATTTTTGTATATTCTACTTTAAGTGGTGAGTTTACAATGATGAACGAATACTTTGTTAATGATATGAAAGCAGAAGGAATTTGGACAAAAGAACTTGCCAACTTGGTTAAAACCGTTGATGGTGATCTTGGCAAACTCAATGGTTCAATTCCTCAGTGGATAAAAGAAAAGTATGTTACTGCGTTTCAACAAGATCAATTCAAATTAATTGATTGTGCAGCTGCTCGTCAAAAGTGGATTGATCAAGGTCAAAGTTTGAATCTTTACAACGACAAAAGTAGTATGAAGTTCTTGAACGACATTTATACCCACGCATGGAAAAGTGGATTGAAAACAACTTACTATTTGCGTAATCTGGCGGCAAGTTCAATTGAAAAGTCAACGGGATCGAATGTAGAAGAACACAATGCAGATAATTCAGATGCAGAAACTCCACAAGAATCAACCGAACCATCGTTGTGTAGTTTAGAAGCAAAAATGCGTGGTGAGATATGTGAAAGTTGTCAATAGACAATAAAGTTTGACCCAAAAGTGCGTTTGGGTTAATATATATAGATATATTATTAATCTCAAACCCAGGGGGGTATCATCCATGAACGCAATCAAACTTTTAGTAGTAGTGGCCATTACGGCATTTTCGGTAAACATTTCAACAGGAGCTCCGAGTGCTAAACAAGTACGAGAAGTTGCGGATCATTTACAAGATGTATCGGTTACTATAAAAGCAAAAGCAAAGTATAGTAGTTCAGAAGGTTCTGGAGCAATGATCATCCGTGAGGTAGACGGAAAAAAAGTTACTTTTGTTTGGACGGCTGCACACGTCGTTGATAATCTTCGTAAAGTTCGTAGTGTCATTGAGGGAGGGAGTCCAGTTAAACTTGTAGAATTTGATGATGCGTCTATTGTTAAAGAACTTGTAGAAAAAGGTAGACGAGTGGGTGAAATGAAAATGGATGCAAAAGTAATCAAATACTCAGATTACAAAGATGGCCACGATTTGGCACTTCTTATGGTACGTGCTAC